GGCCGGGAAGTGACCATCTCCGGCGTCTATGCCGCGTTGCACGTGGAAGGCGTGGAGCGCGTCGAGCTGCGGTCACCCACCGCCAGCATCACGGCCAATGCCACACAGGCGCCGTATTGCACAGCAACGAACGTCGCGCACGGGGGCATCCGTGGCTAACCTCCTGCCGCCCAACGCCACCGAGCTGGAGCGCCGGCTCGCAGAAGCCAACGGCGCTATCAGCGATCTGCCCGTGCCGCTGCGCACCCTGATCGACCCGGACGCGATCCCCGCCCACCTGCTGCCGTGGCTGGCCTGGCATCTCGGTATCGACACGTGGAAGGACTACTGGCCCGAGCAGATCAAGCGCGCGCGGGTGAAGGCCGCGATTCCTATCGCCCGGAAGAAAGGCACCGCAGCCGCCGTGCGCGCTGTGGTCGCGTCCTTCGGCGCCAACATCGCCGTGCGGGAGTGGTGGCAGATGGACCCGCTCGGACCGCCCGGCACCTTCGACCTGGTCATGACCGTCAGCGGCCGCGACGGCAACCCGCCCACGGCTGAATTCATCGGCGACATCGTTGCCGAAATCGACCGCACCAAGCCCGTACGCGCGCACTACACCTTCACCCAAGGCTTCAACGAGGCCGGCGGCATCGGCGTTGCTGCCGCCATCCGCCCCGCCCTCTTCACCCGCCTTTCACTTTCGGACGTCTGACATGGCTGGAACCACCATCAACATCACCGATGCAGGCCGCGCCGCCCTGGTCAACGCAGACCACACCGGCACCGCCGCCCGCAAGATCGTGCAGGCCGGCATCGCCACCGCGCCCTTCGCCTTCGACGCAGGCCTGCAAGCGCTGCCCAACGAGCACAAGCGCCTCGCCACCATCTCCGGCGAGACCATCGCCGCCGACACGGTCCACGCCACCATCCGCGACGACAGCGTCGACCAGTACACCACCTACGGCTTCGGCCTGTACCTGGACAACGGCGTGCTGCTGGGCACCTACTGCCAGCCCACGCCCATCATGGAAAAGGCACCGGTAGCCATCCTGCTGCTCGCCGTCGACATGGTCTTCAAGCAGCTCGACGTGACCGCACTGTCGTTTGGCGACGCCGCCTTCACCAACCCACCGGCCACGACGGAGCGGCAAGGCGTCATCGAGCTGGCAACCGCTGCAGAGACCATCGAGGGCACCGACGCGCAGCGCGCCGTGACGCCGGCAGGCCTGAACGCCCGCACAGGCACCGAAAGCCGTACCGGCCTGCTCCAGCTCGCCACAGAAGCGGAAGTCGTGAGCGGAAAAGATGACGTGAAGGCCGTCACGCCCAAAAAGCTGGCGCAACAGCTCGCCAAGAAGGCGCAGCTCGCCGGCGCCGCTGAGCAGTCCTTCGCCGTGGCGCCCGCAAAGGCGGACGATCAGGCGGTGCCGCTCGGCCAGGCCGACCAACGCTACGCAACGCCAGCAGCCGTCAAGGATGCGAAGGACACGGCCACCACGGCTCTGAAAACCGCCAATGCTGCGTTGCCATCCAGCGGCGGTGACGTGTCCGGCCCGATCAACCTCAAGGGAGCGTCGGTCGAGCTTCAGCTCACAGATACCCAACAGCCAGTCACGCTCGGCCGGTTCCGCCTCGTCTCCGGTGGTGGTCATCTCATCATTGACCGGAATACCGCCGTGGATGGTTCGTTTTCCACGTACGTCCGCGCGTTCACCATGGACGGCAACGGCAACATGGCCACGCCGGCCGCCATCGTCGCCGATCTGTTCAAGACCCGCGCCAACGTCAACCTGCCTGCCCACAACAACGATGGGCGTGGCTTCGTGGAGTTTGGCGGCGACACCGTTATCTGGCGCCTGTTCATGAACGGCCCCACCGGCAACCTGCTGCTCAACAGCTACAACACGGACGGCACCAACAGGCACCAGCCGTTCTACGTCGATTACGTGTCGGGCAAGCTGGCTTTTGCCACGCGCCCCGCATTCAATGGCGCGACCCCGTGGGATTCAGACAACCTGCCCAATCCGCTCACAACCGACGGCGGGGGGCTGACCGCAAACCGCGGCTTCAATTTCGGCGTTGGCTACGGCAGATCGGCGCTGCAAGTTTCCTCAAACGGCACAGATTCCATCGGCGGCGCCTTTTCCGAGTGGAACGCCAGCCGTACGCCCGCCCTGCAAGTGGATTGCCCCAGCAACACAAGCGCGTACATGGGCATCCGATGGACACAGTGGGGCATGCGCCACTTGGCGGCCATTGATTGCTACGCAGGCGGTAGCAATGCAACTGTGCCCTATATCTCCATGCATGTTGGCGGACGAGCCAACGCATTTACGTTCAACGGCAACGGCGATCTGGAAGCACAAGGCGCGATCCGTGCGGGCAACGGTGGAGGCATCCTCGCCACCAACGGCAACGTGTACATGTCGTGGGCCGGACAATGGCTTTCCGAATACCTCACTTCGCTCAGCAACAGCCGGGCCACTGTCGGCGCTTCATGCCAATGGAACAGCGGCATCGTCGAATTTGGCGCCGTCCCCACGGGCGAGCGTGCGGGCGTTGCCGATCTTCCCGCTCCCTATGTCCTGGTGGGCCTGCGCAACGCCTTCTACCTTCTGTATTTGCGCGCAGTCCATCTGCGCAACCAGTAAAGAATGACCATGCTGACACACGACGAACTCATCTTTTGCATCCTGCAGGAATACCCGGACGCCATCCACGGCAAAGATTTCTGGGTTGGTCAAGTAGTCGATAAAGAAACCGGCGCACAGATCGAAAACGCCCGCGTCTACGAATGGCATCTATCCGATGCGCCTCCGGCCGCCGAGGCGCTGCAGGCACTGGTACACAAGCACGGCAAAGCCGCCAAGGCGTTCCTGGCCGAGCGCGAGGCGCGTGATGAACGTGAGCGGCGGCTCAAGGTCGCGGACACGCTCGTCTACAAGGCCATGGACGCCGGCGACATGGAACGCATGCGCCTGGCCGGCCAGTACCGCCAGGCCCTGCGCGACGTGACATCACAGCCAGGCTTCCCATTCGACTTCACCTGGCCTACGGTGCCGTGTTTGCCTTGATCAGTCTGTCAACGTACTGGCGACACTCGGCGCCCACGCGAGCGTCATCGGTGTCAGACAAGCGCGGACTGTGCATCTGAATGATGACCATCTTGCCTTGCACCAGCACGGCGTGGGTACACATCAGCATGACTACAGCGCCCTTGTGCCCGTCAACCTCGCCGCTAAGTTTTGACGCTACGGTGTAGCCAAAGGACACGTCGTCATTTCGCCCTTCCGCAACCAGCACAGGTGCACTGAAGCGCGCATCGTCAAACTTTCTACCGGTTGCCTGCTCGATCTCGCTGTGCTTTTCCTTGATCTGCTGATTCGCGAAGTTGCCAACCGACTTCATCTTGACCCGGGAAGCGCGGAAGCCGTCGGCGAACTGACGAAACTCTTCCTTCGTCAGAACGCTTTCCTCCAGATCGCGAGGGGTCTTAACAATGAAGTAGTTCCTGTTATTCGGAGGCTCCGTCAGGAACGCCATCAAGCGTGCGTTCTTCTCGACAAACACGCTGGCTCGCTCGGCGCCTGCGGGCGTAGAGCTCAGATCGGAGAACCCATCGATTTCTGGAACTACAACTTGGACTCCGCCAACAGAAACAGTCTTCTCAGCGGCGTCGACTGGAGACGCCGACAGGGAAAGCGCGATGCTGACAATTGCCGCAAGCGGGGCAAGAATTTTGAATGAGGGGCGAGCCATTTTTTACATTCTTCGGCTGAAATCAAAGGCAACCCGCATAGTGCAACGCCGCGCGCCGCACCGGTCGAAGTTCGGCTCTTCCCCCCTCTTCTGACGGGTCCAGATGCAGCGAATTTGCGACACCTGCCTCTGCGGCCTGTGTTCTGTTGTGCAGCCTCAGTGCACAACACCCAGCGCGCGACACGCTCGCGCGCGCGCCGCATCCTACCGGGACGATTCAACGTCGGCCCCACCCCGGAGGAATGCATGCCCACCGACTACCACCACGGCGTCCGTGTCATCGAGAAAAACGAAGGCACACGCCCCATCCGCACCATTGAAACCGCCGTCGCCGGCGTGGTCTGCACGGCCAACGACGCGGATGCGGCCGCGTTCCCGCTCGACACGCCCGTGCTGCTCACCGATGTACAAGGCGCCATCGGCAAGGCCGGCGACAAGGGCACGCTCGCGCGCACGCTGCAGGCCATTGCCGACCAAACGAGCCCGCTCACCGTTGTCGTGCGCGTGGCTGAAGGCAAGGCCGAAGGCGAGACCACCAGCAACCTGATCGGCACCACCAACGACCAGGGCCGCTACACCGGCATGAAAGCGCTGCT